CAATGCTTCAATCATAATCGAATTGTTATAGCTGTCGAGTTGCTTTCTTGACAAGCAATTTAATTGATTCATCCAATCGCTGCACACTGTCAGCAATCATATTCATAATCTCCTGCTTCTCTCTTTCGGTTGCCTCCTTATGCTCCATCATCATGCTGACCAAGCCACCAATGGAAGTCAATGGCTGTCTAAGTTCGTGAGATAGCAGAAAGCGGAACTCTTCGAGAAGCATCTTCTGACGTTCGTAGTCATGGGCAGTGATGCTCGTAACATCAACTAAAGGGATGCCTATAAAATGCAAAGAACCCAAGATGGAATATACATTCCACATTGAGTACCTCTCTGATCCGATCTTCTGCTTTGATCGAACATACACCCGTAAAGGATCGGGCGATTTAGCTTTTGACTTTTCAATGATTGCCAAGAACTCATCCCGATCAGATTCATTGGAGGCAATATCGAGAATGTTTTTAGGTTTCAGATGGCTGCAATATTCCCTGAATAAATCATTGGACGTGAGTATTAACCCCTGCTCATCAGCTATTACGTAGAATAAATCTATTGAAGATTCAAGAATGTGCAGTGATGCCATACCACAAAGATAAGGCATAACAAATAATTAAGCCATCTCCTTGCGAATATTATTGATCAATGACCTCCAAGCACCTTGACTGTTTACAAGATATTGAACGGTTATTGCCATCGTAAAGGCAAGGACAATTCCGTTGATCGGTATATCTAAATTCATAGGCATTGGCTCATTCTTTTGATTTGATCTTACATCGACAAAGGTCAACGGCTCTGCTTTAACTGTGCTAACCAATAATATGTTACAAGGTTGGATCGAATCGAATGCAGTCAACTGAGGCTTCTCAACTATCGGCATCTCAATCTTTGGCACTTCAACAACAGCAACAACCTCAACAGCCGAATCAACAACTGATCCAGTAGTTACCGAAGTATCAAAACTTATTGTTCTGTGAGTTACCTTGTACACCGTATCTCTAATTGTCTGCTGATTCATCGCTCTTTGCTTTAGGTATGTAGCCTGCTGCGATCAGTGCTGCCACAATCGCTGCCATCGTTTCCGTTGTTATGACCTTGAAGATTAGCAAGTAAATTGATACTAAGATCATCAGCGAGCCAATGGTTGAACGCCAATGCTTGATAACGATATTGAATATCTTTTTTGACTTATTAACTCTTGCTGCCATGATTAAAGATACGATTGCAGCCTGAGAAAGTTTGGCAAGATTGGCGTTAATCTTTACACGCCTTGAAGTATAACTTAGCCTCGTCTGCTCGTCTTGTGGTTAGCCCTGCCAATACCTTGCCGCCTGCCTTATTCCACCGCATAAACTCATCGAGGATGCTTGGATCATTAGGATTGACCTTTGCCTTACGTACCAATGTAGACTTGGCGAATGATGCCCCTCCGATATTGTAGCATAAACTTACAAGCGCATCGAATTGGCATTGGTTAATATTCGGTAGGTTCTTATTGACTGCCGTTTCAAATGCGTTGAGCGTTGACAGAAGCAGTTGAGTTGCTTCCGCTTCATTGGTTAGCTTATCATTGATCTCAACCCTCTTGCCGTTTGGATAGCGAGTTGAACCATAGCCGATTGTTGCCACCTTAGCAGGGCATAGATAGGCTTTGATTTTAAGCCCCTCGTACTTCTTAATCAATGCCAAGCCTGCTGCTGATGTGGAGCGCATTTAGATTTGATTTTTATACAAGAAAGAAATTTATTGAAACTTCTAATTTTTCAATGTTATCTCCCGTATTCAAGGATTGGGGACTTAATGATGCAGTCGCTCCAGTTGCAGTACTTAAAAAATTATCTATAACTAAAGATTGATTCCCAAATGTTAAAACAGATATGTTGTCAGTAGTAAATGGGAGAGTTATTTGAAATGAAGTTCCTGAAAATCCAGCATCCATTTGACAATCTAAAACAAAAGACAAATTACCCCACTTGCCAACCTTAGCAAAAAAGCAATCTGATATTGATACGATTGCATCATTTGTTACTGCTGATATGGTTGGTGTGAAAGTTCCACTGCTAAACAAATCACCAACCTCAATCTGCTTGGATGTATTGGTTGAGGTATCAACGATGTAGAACACATCATCTGTTTCTGCTGCTCCTAATACTGGTAAGTCGGTAACTTTAATGCCTGCCATGATTGCTTAGTTTTTTACAAATTTACAAAGAATTAAGATACTCGATAGCATCTATTGAAGTATTAAATTGATTGCCATTAATGCTAAACTGCTCAATGTTAATTAAGAAGATGCCCAAAGAAGTTCCTAAATGATAGCTGCTATCATCAACAATTTCTAAAGATTCTATTTGAGAATTCACAATTCCGCAAACTGATGATTGAAAGGTTACAAAGCCATTTTCAAAAGTTATGTCTATCATAGTTTTTCTATTAAGTACATTGATCCCGTAGCTGTATCTGTTCCTCCAATTTGAAGAGCAAAAACCATGTAAAGATTTGTTGTCCAATTTATAGCCGCAGTAGTAGTTCCATTGGATAATCCAAAATCTGATGGATTTCCAACAGTAAAAGATTCTGTATTAGTAGTTGCATTTTTAATAACTAAATGACGAATCATTTGTTGAATCGTAACCACTCCAGTGGCTTGATAACTTGCCACTAAAATAGGGCTGCCAGATAAGTCAGCAGTTGTGTTGAGGTAGATTCTCTGAATTAAGTTTGCGCTATTGCCAGTCTTTCTTCCTCTAAAGTTAACCCTTATTATATCTCCTGCGGCAAAAGTATTGGCTGCAATAAGTTGAGTATAAACAGCAGTATTGCTTGCTCCTGAAATCGTAGCACTATCAACTGTTGTTTTATAGATCAACGGTACTGTCGGGAATGTAGCCAATGATCCATCGCCTCTAACATACTGAGCAGTTGTGCCTGATGGTGTGTTAAATTTGCCGTTGATCTGCGTTTGAATTGCAGATGTTACACCTTTCACATAACTTAACTCAGTAAGGCTTGGGTAGGTAGCAACGGGCAAAGATGCTAATATTCTTGCAGCCGTAAAGTATGCGATCTCATTAGCCGTTCCTGATCCAGTCAAAGCATCAACGGGAGTACCATCAAGATTTAGTGTCCAAGCCGTATAAGTTCCGCTGCCCGTATGTGTTTTAATATCAACCACCAATGCACCCGTAGCAGCATTGTAAGAAGTAACCTCACCATGCATGTGATTTGCAGGGTTATGAACCACTAAGATCTCCTGCAATGGAATATAGGAAAGATTAAGATCAACAGTAAACGACTTCGATCCGTTGGTTACGCTGTTCGATGTTGTTGAGGTAGTCTTGTAACGGTCAGAAAGTGAATTGATAATTGGTGCAGCAGGATTGGTATTGTCAACGCTGATGTTGATGCCTGAGTTAACCGATGTAACTGTGCCCGTTGGAATCGTTGGGAATGGTGTAGGTGTTCCCGTTCCATCAAGATAGTCAGCGTTCGTGCCAGTTGGCACATCGAACTTGTTAAAAAAGGAAGTGAAGTCTGCTGATGTAAGATAGCCGTCATCAAATAAGTTGGCAGGCTGAATTGATATATCAGGAGTTGCACCACCGCTTGAAAAGATCGGAGATGTTGCCGTTACATCCTCAACAATAGTGGCAGGCAAAACTGGAATAGTTGGCTTATTAAGGATCTCAGCCACTCCGCTGCTTGCGTTCCAATCGCTATTGACTTGGGCAGCAGGGATGGTTGGTTTGTTTAATATCTGATTGTTGCCCGTTGTTGCGTTCCAATCAGCAGGACGCTCAACCGCTTGGAAGCCTGCGCCAAGATTAACCCAATAGGTTGCATTGGTTGGCAGGATAGAATCGTTGTTTGCGATGCAGCGATAAACATTGCCAAGATACCACACCACATTCCCGACAGTATAAGGATTGCCCGTTGCAGTTAGATGGTCAGTCGAGAAAGGCAATGCCACCAAGATACCACCACCACCACCGCCACCGATAGCCACTAATGGATCTGCTTCAGTACCGTTTCCGGTAATCGTAACACCATCCACAGCAACCTCAGTCAAGCAAGGTGTACAAGGGATCAGATCAGGCAATGGAATATCGCCACTGCCACAAGTATCGTAGCAGCCATCCTCAGAAGGTGAAACAACATTCACATCAACATCAATGGTTACACAAGCGAACTCATAATTGGCAGTTAATGACTTGACCTCGTTAGCATATCCATTAGGAATAACCTCATAAGATACCACCCCGATGGAAGTCTTGAATAGTGGATCTGTGCCTGATACCAATCTCAGAACTCTTGAAGCCAACCAATCCTGAGCATCGGCAGCATCACAAGGCAAGTGAGATTTACGGGCAACAACATAAGCCGATAGCGTGAACTTCGTTTCATACAATGCCTTGCAGCCTGATAGCTTGATTGAATCAACTTTCTGCACTGTGATCTTGCCACGCTTCGCCCAGAAGATTGTCGCTTGATGAGCATCGAAGTTAGTAACTGGCACTGCCTGACCGTTGCCGATGTAGTGTACCCAAGCCTTATCATTGCCGTCTGCCGAAAGTTCTGATAGACCGTAAATCTGATCGAAGATATTGCCTGCACCAATGCGCTGATTAAGCCTCTCAATAATTTGGGAAAGTAGATTCATCTTATTGTTTGTTCATTGCATTAATGATTTGTTCTGCAATTATTAGAGCGTGTTCTTCAAGCATCTGCTCCTGCTCAAATGCAGTAGGCTGAAAGATTATTCCGTATTTTAATTCAAGTCCATCGACCTTTCCTGATTCTGATGCAGGCAAAGCGATAGCAGCCTCCAAGCCCTCAGTGATTACTTCCTCAGACAAGAACCCACCTTTCAATCTTCCCGTTAACTCTAAAGGTAACTTTGCCGATGTTTCAGATTTGATCTGAGCATAGCCATTAGGAAAGTAAAGTGATTCGATCGGGTTTCCCGTTTTACCTACCTTAAATTTTGATGGTGCATTTCTCAGCGATCTTGGTGATACGTAGATCGGAGTTGTGCTGTATGGCTTAGTCGGTAGCTTCTGACCTTCGCTGTTTGTGCCACCCGATGATCCAGTGCCAAAGATGCGTTTGAACATTAACCGCTTCATCTCTCGAACGGGCAAGTACAAAGGTGTGAACTTAGATATCCACCCTTCTAATAAAACATTAAGGCTCTGCTGTACTTGATCAGGAGTCGATGCCATTACGGTAGTGCTGTTACATACTTCATATTCCTGCGACAATCCCAACAGTGCGAATCATCAGGCATCCTCATATTCTGAAGCATCGCCCCTAACTCTTCATTGTATCTTGTTGCTGCAATATCACGAGCAGCCACAATGCCCTCAACTGCATCGGCAGTGGCAAAAGGTTTCTGCCCTCTGTTCACTGATACGGTAGTGTTAACCCTTTGGTTAGGTGATGCCGTTAGAGCATAGTTGTAAATCTCAACTGCCGTTGCATAAGCCAAAGGCAAAGCCATCAGCCCACCGATTGAACAAAGCCATCCTTGACGATCACAGTTCACGTTATAGTTGATGCTCATCCCTGCGGTGTACTTGCTTGTAATCGAAGATAGCACATCAGTTCCATTGGTAGTTAGATCGATGCCTATAGCATCCACGAACGGGCAGATGTGCGCCTCTCTAACTCCTCCACCACAATCGAAGCAATGACCTTTCTTAGTTACCATCTTCGCTGAATCAAATGTCGATTCGTAAACGATGGCGATGTCAAGTTTGCGCCTCGCACTGGCGAATGTCTTACCAAGAAATTGATCGAGCGATCCCGTTGCATACGTGAAAGTTTCAATCAACTTCAGCGTTGACATATCGAAGATCAGGATCGGCACATTGACATTGGCAGCATCCACCGCTAAGTTAATATCGGCTAAGTAGAAGTTAAGGAATGACAATGACTGCGGATCGATCTTCAATCGGATGCCCGTATATCGCCCTGCTCCTGCTGCGGTTTGCACATTGGAATAGTTACTCACCAACTGACCTACTCTTTTGCCCTCAATAACGGTGTCTGCTTTCATTACGGGCGCAAGTCGTGTCAATACATCAGAAGATAATTTACGCCACGCAAACGCTCTCTTAGATGTGAACAACTCGCTGCCTTGCAGATATTGATCGGTAATTAATTGACCTAAGAATGTGGTGTTGATTCCGAGATCATCGATATAAAGCCCCGTTGATGGTTCAACCTGATTGCAATCTCTTAATCCAAGTAACGATTCAATGCACATCTGATGGTTATTTTTTTACAAAGATAAAAAAAGGGAGGCATAAAGCCCCCCTCTTATTCTGTTGATAGATAATCAACTCCGTCTTGGGTTAACAGTTCCTGATCATCTTGCGTGATCAAGGCTGTTAACCCGATTACGGGTTTACGATAGATACACAGTTTACGTAGTTCACACCTGAGAACTTATCGCCTGCCTCGTAGATGTCAGTTGGAAGCGTTACGATCTTGCCAGTTGTAGTCAATACAATAGACAAGTTTCCGCAATCATCCTTCATCGTAAGATCACATGGTACTCCTGCTGGTGTGAACACCAAAGTCTTAGAGTAGTTTGATCCTGCCGTTGGAGTGATGCCAGTGTTCCAATCTGCAAGGTTGAATGACAACCATTGGATTGCTCCTGCTGTTGTAACCAACGCTTTAGATTGAGATCCTTGTGCAGCAGCCAAGCGACTGTCGTAAGCGAATCCGAAACCGTTTTGCTGAGTGATAGCAAGCAAGTCGATGCCGTACTGAGTGCAGCAGCCCGCAGCCATCGCATTAGCGTAACGCTGCATTGCAGCACCACCGAAAGCAACTGGAGCAGCAGGATAGTTCGCCATTCTTGTAGCTTGCTGAATGTCAGCGATAGCGAAAGCATTAGGCTCATTTGCTCCGTTCATTGTAGCTACTTGCAAACAATCGCCAGTTACAGTGTAGAAACCTTCTACATCAGTTCCCCAATTACCTATTGAAGCAACCGCTTGAACAGCAGCCTCAGAAGCAACCTTGCGATCAATTACATCCATCAAACGCATAACGCTTTCAAGAACGTAACGGCTGTTTTCTTGACAGTGGCGAGCAATGTCAGCAGCATTGATTAGTTGAGAAGCAACATAGGTATCAGTTACGTCTACTGTGTAGGTCGTAGTTGAATCACCGTATGTGTTGGTAGATGTACAAGTGAGGATATCAGCAGCCTCTTCTACTTCTGTTTCTGGCAAACGCTGAATCCAACGTGCTTGAACAGTCTTTAACTTACCGTTGCCAGGAGCAACTTCAGTGCGGATTAGTTTTGAGTTTTCAGGTGAAAGCAAGAACTCCAAAAAAGGAAGTTGCTCACGTTGACCTACCTCAATGAATAGTTCGCCCAGTGACATTTGCACATTAGGGCATTCAGATAGTATTCTTGAAATTGACATGATGATTTGAATTGTGTAGTTAGCAGCGATTAATAGGCTTGCTGCATTCGCCTACATTGCCATTATAAGTGATGGCTCACTACATCATCATAGTGCCACAAAGATAGTGATTATTATTAAAAACAAAAAGGGAGCGAACATTGCTGCCCACTCCCCTTTATTTGTCTAACCTAAAACGACTAAGCTACAAAGTTATTAAGGTAAATCTATTCTGCCAAAAAAAGGTTTGTCGCTCACCGACCTTTTGCCCTCACAACTCCACAACTGCCTCGCCCACCAATTAGCCGATCCTCTCGGAGATGGAATGCCATTGCTCCGAGCGCAGTATGAATTTCCTGCATCAGTGCCGGGATTGATTCGATAGCCAGAAGCCCCGAAGTGAATCTCTGTTCCATCTTCTGCAACTGCCTTATACTTCTTGCCCTCTCGGTCTGAAGCAGTTACATTGAAACCTTCATACATTGGCATGGCAGATCGTTTTTATTTTGTGTAGAATCTTGGATTGATACCTCTCATCTTTTTATCTGACTGCGGTTCGAGTTGTGGAATCACAGCACCCTGCCTTACCACTCGCTGCCCTGCTGATGGGTTCTTCATTATGATCCCTGCTGCTGCTGCTTCCTGCAATAGCACATCTGACAAGTTCAGGAATGATCCTGCTTTGTCTTTGCTCTTCAATCGCTCTCCGCTTGTCTTATCCTTTACGATCATTGCTCCATCCTCTTCGATGTCGATTGCATACTTCTCGCCAATGGTAGCTTTGAATCCTTTGATTGTGTATTCGTTCACCGTTGGATCAAGTTTGATGGCTGATAGTTCACGTTCAAAGGTATTGCTGATCTTGGCTTGCTTCTGCTCCTCAACCACCTTAACCTTGAATTGATCGAACTGGTTGATCGCCTCTTGTCTTGCAGTGTCGATCTCAGTTAGTTTCTTTTCAAGTGTCTTGTGCTTCTTTTCCCATTCCTTCACAAGTTCATCCGATCCCGTTTGTGATGCTCGTTGCTGCCATTCCTCTTGCTGCTTCTCATAGTTTTCTCTTGCCCGATCTGCTGCTTGGCGGATCACATCCTGCGCTTTCTTGTCCTTGAAATCATCCTCAGTCAGTACAACTCCGAACGGTTCAAAGGCTCGTTTGGCTGCCTGATGGATCGTGCCGTTGATCTTGCCGATCTTATCATTCAACTCCTTAGAGTTAACCCACTGATCTTGAAATTTATCCTTCGCTTCTTCGAGGTTTTCTGCTTCGCTTAGGTTTAGGAAGTTCACTAACTCCAGTGCTTCCTCTGCTTTCATTGCCATAAATATTAGGTGTTTCTATTGGTTTCAATTTGCACTCTCTACCGCCTTTCTTAATAAGGTAGT